ATTGTTGACTTCTGTCCACTTCTGGCTCTGCATAATAATAGTGCTTGCCAAGTGGTCCTGAACCAGCATCTGGTGCAGTTGCATAGGGATATCCATTTGCTTGTCCACATGGATTTTCTGGCATTGCAGACCATCTGGCATTGTTTGCCCATGAATACTCAGTTGCTCCTGTTTCTTCTTCATGTGGAGCAATGTCTGCACCTTTTCCTCCATCGCCTCCTTTGCCGCCTTGGCCTCCTCTACCGCCTTCTCCACCAGCTCCTCTTATCGTTCCTGTATTGATAAGCTTGATATCATACTCAACGATAAGTGCATCATCGCCGCTATCAGTACCTGTTATTGTTCCAGAGTTATCGAATTCGATAGTACCACTGGTTGGAGATGAACCGTCAAATGTCAATGTTGGTTGATTCAGTGTATTTATTATCTTTATACTTTGCGTATTGGAGAATCCAGGTTGCGTATATAGCCATGCTGTTATTGACTGAGTGTTCGTAAATTGAGGCAGTGTATATGTTGTTACTGGTGCCTGTAGTGCTGTACCTGAATCAGATGCTGTCGAATCTGGCGCATATCCATTTCTAGCGATAACCGTATATGTTCCTGTACCAGCACTTCTATTGTGAGTATAGCCAGTTGCTTGGTTTACATTTGTAGCAATGGTCGATCCATCAAGTTCTATATCATATTCTGCTGCAGGATATGCAGTAACAGCATCCCAAGTGACAACAACTTTACCTTCAAGATTGTCTGTTGCGTTCATATTCTCTATAGGTCCTGGATGTCCCTCTACAGGTCCAGTAGCTGTACCGCTATCTTCAGCAAAGGATGCAGGCGCAAAACCATTATCTGCAACAACTTTGTATGTACTTGTACCAGCAGTTCTCTGATCACTATATCCAAGTGCCTGATTTACATCAGATGCAATCAATATGCCATCTCTATATACATAGTATTTTGCAGATGGATTTGCAACTACTGCATCCCATGATACAACAACAACGCCTTCAAGATTGTCCGTAGCATTCATGTTATTAACTGGGCCTGGAGGTCCCTCCACTACACCTATAGCCGTACCACTATCCTCTGCAGATGAAGCAGGAGATATTCCATTGTCTGCAACAACCTTATACAAGCTTGTGCCTGGACCACGCTGATCGGTATATCCTAACGTTTGACTTACATTTGATGCCAATAATATATTGTCTTTGTATATATAATATGATACCTCCGGATTAGCAACAACCTCGTCCCATGTAACTACAACCACACCCTCCAGAGTGTCTGTAGCATTCATATTGTTTATTGGGCCTGGAGCTGTCTCTGGTACAGCAGTGGCTGTACCGGCATCAGAACCAACTGCTGCTGGAGGCAGACCATTCGTTGCTACAACCTTATATACACTTGTACCTGGCTCTCTAAATCTTGTGTATCCAGTTGCTTGAGAGGCATTATCTTCAAGCAGATTATCATCTTCATATACCTCATATGTAACTGGTGGATTTCCCACAACTGGATCCCATGTAATAACAACTTTTTCTACTAGATTATCTGTTGCAATTACATTAGTAACAGGTCCCTGAGGAGGACCATATGGTACACCCAAGGATGTGCCTTGGTCACTAGCACTTGAGTCTGGATTTATGCCATTACTAGCAATAACTGTATATGTTCTTACCCCTGGATCTACTACTCTTGTATATCCAGTAATCTGATTTGCATTAAATTTTATAAGTGTGGAGTCTTCAAATATGGAATATATAGGTTCTGGGTTTCCAGTAACTGCATCCCATGTTATCACAACCTTTCCATTTAGATTGTCTGTTGCATCCATATTAAGAATTGGTCCAGGTGCATTAGTACTTGCAAGCGATGTACCATTATTGTCATTTGACATAGATTGACCATATTGGTTCTTTGCAATTACAAAATAATTTCTTGTTCCTGCTCCAACAACATGAACATATGGACTTGTTATATTTGAGGCTATAAGAATACTATCTTCATATAAGTCATACGTTGGTGAAGGTACACCTATATGATCATCAACCCATGACATCGTTACTTGTCCAACCTGGTCATCACTTGCATTGAACGAGATTATATTGCCAGGAGCATGTCCTTCCGCTAGAGCAGTACCATCATCAGTATTTGATTGTGCACTACCGTAGTTATTTTGTGCCACAACATAATAAGGTTCAGTTCCTGGAACCGTATTAAGAAAATCACCATTACCTATTCCTACCACTATTGGATTACCATTTCTAAATAGTGTATATGTAGGTGCAGGATTACCTGGGTTCACATGTGTCCATGTAAACTTTACTTTTCTAATATAATTGTCTGATGCTTGAAAGTTTACTATTTGCTCTGGTCCATAATTTGAATCAAGAGATGCACCATGATCGGTGTTTGATGTTTCGGAACCATACTTGTTTACTGCAATAACATAATAGTCATAAGATAATCCATCACCATACACTATGTATGGACTAGATACGTTACTGCCTATGAGTTGTCCATCTTGATAAATATAATATATTGGCAATGGAAGCGCATTTGTATCTGGTGGCCAGGTAACCTCTATACGACCACGAAGATTGTCCGTAGCATTTAATGTCGTAATCGGTGTGGGTGCATGCTCTGCACCAAAACAAGCAAGAAGCTGTGATTCCTCTTCCGATGTGACTGGAGCTCCACCAAGCTTCAGCATCATACTCGTCAGCTCTTTATAGAGCTCAATAGATACATTATCCTCGACCAACTCACCTGTTATCCTAGCCTCCAGAAGCCATATATACTCAGGATTACATACCCATATATTTGCTTCAGGAATCTTATGCAACATCATTGGGCATCGACCCCAATACTTATCTATAAACTTCTTGTCAAAATTCTGATCTTCTCCAAATGAAGGTATCATACGTAACCCCTATCTGTTAATTTAATATTTGTAAGCATTGAATAGTTTACCATTCCTTTCCTGTATGCTTCATCACATGCAGACATGTATGCTCTCCAATGAGAACCAATCTCTGTCTGCTCGTCACCATTCATTGATTTGTATCCACGATAAGCAGCATAAAACATAATTGGATCTATGAATTGTGGTGGAATTATAAAATCAAGTGTATTTATATTTGCAGATGTTACATATGGTGGAAGTACAGTTTGTATAACAGAATATATTCTTCCATCATCTGGGTTAGGTATATGCAACACATATGGCTGAGGTGTAAATACTGATTCGTCACAATTTATATCATTAATAGGTACCTCAATAAATTGATCACATCCGGTTAATGGATTCTCTTTTGTATTTCTATAATAAACCTGTAATACTCTCTGTGAATTATCTTGCAATCTATATCTTGTTTGTCCAGGAACAATCTCAATAACTTGCTCTTCAGTTAATATATTAAATTTACCATACACCTCTATAAGTGCAAGATTCAGAAGATCCAACACCTGTTGATCATCTTCACCTATCACTATCTGTTTAAGTTCTGTATTCTTTAGAATATTAAATAATTCTCTAATTCTCATTCGTTCTCCTATACTATATATGACTCTAGTTCATTTCTCTCTTCTTGCCAATCGTCTGAGAATGGATTTTCATAGAAGATATCATTATCTTTCATTTGTGCAGGTCTCCATGGTTTCATTTCGCTAAGCATAGATAATGTGTCGCAGAAATCATCATGGGCTGATTTGAACCCACCTATGGCAACACGTTTTAATTCATTCAGTGCTTCAACCATATATGGTGTCCCAATAAGCTCCTTATTGAACCATATTTTTCCCCTTCTAAATAATGGAACCATATTGTGTAATCTTATCAATTTGTCAGATGTCGGCCTTACCTCAATTATTGTAAAATAGATATTTCTTCTATGCATCTCTTTTTTTATCCAATCGACAAAAGCACCCTGTTGACCAGTAATCTCAACACCAACGCTTTTTGCGTCATACCTCACTACCATATCGAAAAGTACATCTATATTTTTATCCATCAATGTCTTTCCTATATATCCATCTATAAGCATCCAATCCTCATTACTGTTGTATGCCCAGCATGATATTACAGAATAATCAGCTTTCTTCTTTTCACTCGTTGCAAAATCAGTTGTTATATAAAAATTGTAATTGTATTGCCTCTTTTTTATATCTTCACCCTTGAACCATGAAATATCTTTATCATCTATAAGCCTGTCTTCATCAGATGAAATTCTAAGCATAAGCTCTTGCATAAATGATTCTATCTTGCCTGCTAATTTTGCTTTATCATATTGGCCTTTTACATATTTAAAAGTATGTCTATCCGGCCATGCTCCAACAAATGTTTCTGCTGTAGTTGTTTCATCAAAATGATTACATACTGGAAATACATTCACTTTCCATGCACCAGATTCTATTGCTCTGTATAGCGGATCTAGCTGATTGAATGGTGTACCATTCCATATCACCTTTCTATGTGATGGATGAAGAGCATAATCAACAGCTTTATACACTGTATCTTCTATCGCTGCAATAACCGTTGGTGATCTTGCATCATCGTCCGAGATCAAGTCATCAAGTAGTGCAAGCTGTGGACGTTTACCCCCCTCTCTGGTTCCACGGATACCAGTCTTTGCACCAAAACCACGTATAGTAGTTTTATTTCCAGAAAGACTCCAGAAGTCCCATCTTACATCAGTAAAACGACTTCTTGGTAAATACTTTTTAAGAAAATCGGAGTTTTCCCATCTGTACTCCAATGATTTTCTCATTGTCTTAACACCATTTTCTATACTATCAGATACATACAGTATAAATGATACAGTACCAAATTTTGGTAGCTCTCCATATACTGCTATATAGAAAATAAGATATTCCATTAGTGTTGACTTTGCAGCCCCACGGTATACAAGGTTTGCTATGTTTATATCTTCACTAAAAATTTCATCTAATATCTTCATGTGAAGAACAGGAGTCTTGTTTTCTTCACCTTCTACCCCGTTGACAAGCTTTATAAAGTTTATCATTTCAAGAGCAAATAATGATGGTATATAATTTTCATCTTTCCTGTAATCAACACTATCTAACCATTCATCTACAGTCTTCGTTCTATGACCGCTATCAATCAATAGTTTACTTAACACTTCACTCATACAAGTACCCTCTGTACCTTCCATGGCTTATAATAATTTGACATAGGTACTCTTCTGACTTTACCACCACCTGACGATGTGAAATCTATTACATCACCATCCTTGTATATTCCTACATGTGAGATTCCACCTGTTCTTTTTCCGTTATCAGGAGATGTAAAAATAAGATCTCCATTTTTATAATTTCCATCGGTAACGGTTTGTCCTACAAATTGTTGTGTACCCGTATAATCTCCTATATCGATTCCATATGCATCTTTGAATACATCACGGGTGAAAGCACTACAGTCAGTACAACCCTTTCCTCTTTTCATTGAATACTTTAATCCTTTTTGCTTTTGCCTATCAACAGCAATATCTATCGGGTCAACTGATTGTTGTGATTGTAGTTGTTGTTGTATTTGTGATTGTTGTCTCTCTGGATATAAAACTTTTACTGATGGTATTGTGAATGCAGATTCTTGTATAGGAGCGTTAAACATTTCCATTGGAATCTTTCTACTTCTAACATCTTGCCAATTTCCATTATCCCAAAAAGCTGAAGATCGTACTGCCATATCATGCTCCCATAGTTTAATGAACCAATGATACCATAGTTGGGGGAAAATGTTGTTTGGTTTGATTTCAATTTATCTATTATAAGGGTAGTCACTAAGAATATATCAAAATAAAAGGAGACGACAGGTCAAACCAAACGAAAACCTGTCTTTGACAGTATAGTTTTTATTTCTTAAAGTTACTCATCTATTTCTGCTTCAATAAGTCTACTTTCTGCTATCTCAAGAGGAGTATTCGAACCATCCTCAATAGACTTCTTTTGTTGACCGGCAAGACTCCTCATTTCGTCTCTAAGTATCTGAATCTCATCTGTGCCCTTTATGCCAATATCAAGTTCTATCTTTGTAGTTTCTGGCTGCTTGAGATGTGTAAGTATTGAATTCGCAGCTGCGGTTCTAGCCATCTCACTTCTCCCATTAAGCGCTATATCCATTTGTACATTCAGCGCATCTTGAAACATTGGTGCATTCAATATTCTAGGGGGAACAAGGGACTGCTCTATGATTTTTACAACAAGTTCTCCCTGCTTATATGCAGTCACATATGATGATATTTTTGATCCACGTATTTCCTCTTCAGAACCAAGGTTGCTATGCTTCTCAAGTAATCTACTATATCTATCAGGAAAGGTAAGCATATATGCATCTATATCACTATTTCCAAGTAATTTATACGAAACAAACATTACTGCATTTTTAAAATC